CCAACTACCTTCTTGGTCGTCTTTTATTATCTGAACATTAGCAGGAGACGTATCTCCATTTTTAACTATAAATAATATCTTACCATTATTTCCTTCTCCAACAAATTTCTTTTGTGCTTCTCTAACCATTGCTTGAGCTTCTTGCTCTCCCATATCTCCATTAATCTCAACTATTGCAGATGGCTGAAATCCATTTAAGAATTTAGTATGATTCCATTTACCTATTTCGTAATCCACACATATGTGCTCTAAAGCAGCAACATAGTCAGGAAGTCCATAAAAGTTAAATGTAGGCTCGTAATCTTTAAAATGAATTACAAACTTATTGTGTGCTACTCTAGGATATATAGGTATCCTTTTTATTTTTTTATCTTCATTCCAATACTTACACCAATCAGGGTTTACATAAACCTCTTTTTTAGTCTTGGACATTCTAACTGTTGTAGCATCTAAATGATACAAGTTTACACCACCATCATAAATAACACACTCCATATAAGCGTTACCAAAAGTATAGTAGTCGTCAGCTAGTTTTTTAAATACATCTCTTAAAGACTCTTTATCTGCATTAACATCTTCAATAAATTCTTTTAAGGATTCATCTTCACAAACAAATTTAGCTCCACTTGTGAATACAGTTTTTTGAGCTAATACACTTCTATGCGTAGAAGATTTACGTTTTAATTCTGCTAAATACTGAGGAAATAGGTTGTCATCACCAAAAGGAACCCAATCGTGATTAAGAGTTTTAAGGTCTTTTACTTCAGTAATACTTGGAGGTACAGTTAAGTCAAATACTCCAAATTCAAAAGTGTTAGTCTTTTGATTTTTTCTCTTTACTTGAGCTTTCTTTGGATTTTTTGCTAGTGCTTTTTTCATTTGATTTCTCTATTTTGTCTATACAATCTTTTATATTCAATTCTTCATAAGCATAAGCTAAATCAGCTTGGCTTAATTCTTTTCTAAAATCTACACTTTTTTTACCTACAAGTCTAACTCCCTTAACCAACTTGCTATTTACTTTATATTCTGCCATAGTTAAATATATATTTGTCAAAATTACACTTCTTTCTTTATTACAGTCGCACATAATGAAAAAGATATTAATAAGAAAGTGTTATTAACTAACACTCTCTTATAAATATATTGTTATTATACTGTAGTTAATCCTAAACCGTCAGCGTCTATCGCTATAGTACCTGCATAGTTTCTAGGCGTTTCATACATCATACAACCTACAGTTACAGTTACTCCTATCTCATCAGAAAAAGCAGCACCTGTTCCACCTTCAATAGACCTTAAAGTACAATACTGTTGAGTTCTTGAAGGCTTGTCTTGATTTTGTAAAGTGTTTGAAACTCCAATAACTTTATTACTTGCATAAGTCATACCTGCAGCAGGTACTTGAGTACCTGAACTATAATCATTATTATCAATAACCATTACCATTAAGCAATCTCCACCTTCAAATGAATGAAGTTGTTTAAATTGTGCTGCAGTAAGTCCAGGTATAAACCAAGAAACTGCACAATCATAAGTAGTAAATTCTTTACCCTCATTTGTTGCTGAAATTGTTAAAGAAGATGATTCTATTCTACTTTCATATATTCCCCATTCTGCAGGTTCAGGTGTTCCTGGTGTTGCTGAATCTTGTTTTATAAATGTTATATCGTGTTCAGTATCATCAAAACTAACTGTGTCAGTATCAATCCATTTTCTAATTGCTATAAATCTTGTACCTCCTACTGCTTGTAAGTCTGAACAATTTATTGCCATTCCATCTGCTATTGCCATTTTATTTTATTTTTTATATTATTATTAATTAAGATGTAGTAGACGTGCTTGTTGCAGTAAATAAATTTATATTTCCTGTATATAATCTTGGAGCTTCCCATTGCTTACAGCCCATAGTTACAGTCCAACCATTATCATCATTATAAGCAGCTCCTGAAGCACCTTCTGCTCCTGTCATACTAGCATAAGTTTGATTTCTAAGAGTTGCTTTTTCATTACTATACTTTTGGCTTACACCTAATACATAATTTTTACCATTGTTTCCAACTGCAATTACCATCATACAAGTATCCATAAGTGATTGCAAAGCCGCTGCTTTAGAGTCATCCATCTCAGGCATCATAAAACTTAAAGCACATTCATAAGAAGTAGAACCATTTTCTTTAGCTGCAGTAACAGTTAGAGATGGTAATTCATTCTTAAACTCATAATTAAACCAAGTAGCAGCAGAACCACCATTAGTAATGCTAGATATCGAGTGAGAAGTAGCACTATTTACATAAGTAATTGCATCTCCTGTTGCCCAAGTTCTAATAAGAATATTTCTTATCCCACCTGATGCTTGTAAATCATCACAAGCTATATTTATTCCATTTGTTATTGCCATTATTTATTGTTTTAAAAGTTAAAAAGTATTTAGGGTGAGATTGCTCCCACCCTATATACAATTAAATTAGTCTACTAACATAGAACCATTAACTAAAGAATCCCAACCATATTGGAAGCCCATAGTAAATCCTGCTCTGATATATACATTATCAGAAACTTCATCATAGAACATTTTCATTTCGTTCTCAGGAGAAGAAACATCAGTTCCAATAAGTAAGTTTTCTTTAGCAACATATATACAACCTGCTGTTGCGTCAATACCTGCAGTTGCTGCAGTAAATAATGCAGGGAAAGTTGCTCCTGCTAAAGTAGTTAAAGCTGTATCCCACTCATACATAGGAACTAACTCAATACCTCTGAAGTATAATCTTGTTTTACCTGACTGAGCTTCTGAATGTCCGTAATCAACTGCACCTGCCGAAGCAACTTGAGTTAATGCACTGTACCAAGCGTTATAGATGTTTGGAGTACAGAAGATTCTTTTCTCTGAAGCAGGTACTTGTTGTAATGCAGAAGAAGCTGTGTTAAATACATCTTCTAATACTAATACAGCATCCGCTGCAGGTAAAGTAGCTCCTACAGTAATATACTGAGTTGCTGCCGCTCCTAGAGTTCCTGTTACTTCTCTTAACTGAGTTCCTGCATTAATAGCATTTCCTGCTGATAATTTTTTCCATAGTCCGTCTCCCATTGAGTCGTAAGTACAGTCAATAGCAATTACTCCTGCTGCTGTATCTCCTGCCCACATATTTCTAACCATATCAGACTGAATACCATTTCTTACTCTGTTTATGATTACTTCTGCTAATTGAGTTCCTGTCAAGTCAGGCATATTAACTCCATTTTTGTAAGACTCTACAATTACTGAATCTTTAAACTCTGTCCAACATTGAGTTTGTTTTACAGCCACATTTGATACTTCAATCTGCTTTTGAGTTACCGTGAATCCTGCAGGGTCGCAATTTGCGTTTACTGCAGTACATCCGTCATTTACAGCAGTAATACTGCTTAATGAAGGAGCCATAACTATATTTTGTTTGTATTTCACATTAGGGTAGATAGTATAATTTCTCATAATATCATCTGAGTGAAACATTGGTTCTAAAAGAATTTTAGAAGCGTAAGTACCGTTATATGCTAAAGTACCTCCCGCTTGTAATGCTACATTTGCCATTTTTTTGTTTTTTTAATTATTATTTTAAATTTATTTTAGCTAACATTCCATTCCAGAATTTAGCATCATTATCTTCTACTTTATTTTCTACTACTACTGCAGGGTCTCCGTCTGTAGAAATTTCAGTTCCCTTTGCATTTGCTTTACTTAATAAAGCGTTAAGTCTTTCTACTTCTTCAGTTAGAGTTAATTTTTCTCCTTCTAATTCAGCAATAGACCCATTCATTGTAGTGATTTCTGTTTCTAAGTTTGAAAATTTGTTTAAAATTTCAGCTTCATCTGCAATACTCACTTCAACTTCCGATTTAGCTTCAACAGTTTCAGAAGAATTATCATTTTTTACTTTAGCGATAATTTCTTCAACTTTACCATTGAACCAAGTTTTTAACTCATCAGTCATTTTTTTACTCTTTAGATTAATATTTAATTTATTTTTAATTTCTTCGTTTGTTATATTTTTAAACTTAGAAACATCATATTTGGCTGCCACTTTAATAGCATCCGAGATAGAGTCTATAAACCCAAGACTATATGCTTCTTCAGCATTTAACCAAGTTTCTTCGTCCATCATTTCTTTTACCTTATCATAAGGCATTTTAGTTTTCTTAACATATATATCAGCTATCTCATTACTAATTTTTTCTAGTAATTTAGCTGTCTTTCTCATTTCTTTAGCTTCTCCCATTGCTCCACCCCAAGCGTTGTGAATCATAAAAAGAGAATTTTCTGCCATAACTACATTATCTGCAGCCAAAGCAATAACACTCCCCATACTTGCAGCTATACCTTCTATGTAAACAGTAGTCTCTGCAGTTCTTTTCTTTAGAATGTTATATATAGCCATTCCATCAAAAACATCACCACCTACACAGTTAATGTGAAGATTCATTGGTCGTTTTTTGTAAGCTTTAACTTCCTCTATAAAAGATTGTGCGTTTACTCCGTAAGAGCCTATCTCGTCAAATATGTAAATATCAACAATACCTTCTGTTGATTTTCCATTTATGTTATACCATTTTTCATTCATAAAAACAAAAATAGATTTTAGTTATAATAAACTTACGCAGTTTTAGGAATAAATTACTAATAAGTTATATTAGAAGATACCTCTTGTTTTTTTCTTTCTTTGTAAACTATAGTTTGTGCTTGTCTTTCTGAGATTTCATACTTAATAGATATGTCCATAAAAGTGTGAGTTCTGTTGCCTTCATTGAATTCTAGTATAGTATCAAAGTCATATATTATCATATAGTTTCTTAAAGTTTTTGGAGATATAATACCTTTTTCAATCAAATGTCTTATGGTGTCTTTTGATGTTGGATTATCAAATCTTAAACTAACTTCATCATTTAAAACTTCTAAATATTCTTCAACAACTTGAATGTCATTTTGTTTCTTAGCCATATGTTATTTTTTTGTTATTACGTCAGCAAGATTATGATAAAATGCAACTACACTTTTTCTGCATCCTTTGCAATTTTTGCTTTGTCTTACTTGAGGGAAATGCCTTGACCATAAATTAAAAAAATGATTTAAAGCTGTATTATTGTAAGTATTTTTAGAGTTCATATCTTTAAGATTCTGCTCCTTTAATTTTACTATTTCATCTTTTTCTTCTTCTGTTAGTTTAGACAAAACTACATCAAATTGATTTTGCATATTATTAAGTTTAGTTATTACTCTTTCCACTTACCTAAAGGACACTCTCCAAAATATTCTTTAGTGAGAGTAGCCTTAGCATCTAAGAAGCAAGTACACTTTCCACACCTTGCACCTTTAGTCCATTTAGGATATTTTAACATTAATAGATTTCTGTAAAAGTCGCACTTTTTACAAGTATCTAGCCTATCTTTCTTTACTTTTTTATCAACAAACATATGTTTAAATTTTAAAATGTTGCATTAGATTGTATTACACTAACAGTTGATTGACTGTCTGTTATGTCTGATTCTACTACCACTACTTTTCTTTGACCTTGCATAGCTCCTAGCATCTGTGATTGATTAGTAGCACCAAATTGAGCTTCAGTAAATTGAGGAGAGCTTAATAAACCACCATCAGCAAACTTAACACCACCACCTGCTTCATTCATATCTGAAAGTTGATTTCTAAACATTGCCGTACTCCTTTTATTGATAACTGCTTCTCCACCTTCTAATTCATTTACTCTACCTCCTACAGCAAACTTAACACCTCCTTGTGCGTGGCTAGGGCCGTGCACCATTCCACCATTTGCAAATTTCTTACCATCAGAAATAACACCCCCTTTTTCAAACATACCCATAATTTTTGACAATAGAGCCAATGTGGCTACAACTGCAATTAAATTCGCAGGAAAAGTTAGCTTGGCTTGACTTGCAGCTCCTGAAGCTATTTTAGGGCCTATACTTGCTATTTCTGCAGCTGTATTAGCAAATATTAAAGGTGTTTGAGATGCTATTGCTACTGTATTAGCAGTAGTTGCAACTGTGTCTGCCGTAGTTGCTACTGCAGAAATACCTGTAGCTGTAGCTTCTGCTGTCTTTGCACTTGCACCTAATAGTGTTGCTATAGTTAGCTTACCTTCAGTTACTAATCCTAATGATTTTTCTAATGACAATATAGATTCTGCCAAAGCTGCTGCTTTTGATATCGCTATACCTGCTTCTCTAACAGCATTTAAAGATTTACTTTCTCCTGCTACATCTTGTAATGCACTACCAAAATCTCCATAGTCTTTAATAGTTTTTCGTAAATTTTTCTGTTGATTTTTATTGGCCTTTTCTAGTTTTCTAGCATTTTCAAGTTGTAAATTAATAAGCATTTCTTCTAACTTTCTCCTTTCATCAAAACTATAAATATCTAGTTTAAGCATATCATCTATCAATTCTGTTTTAAATTTAAACACCTCTGCATCTGCTTCAGACATTTTTATAGTTCCATCAATAACATCATTCATAACACTAATAGAGTA